ATTTTTCGTTTAGGCATTCCAGTTCTTACTGTTCCTACTGCGTCTGCTACATCTCCAAGCGCTTTTGTCACTCCATTCATTATCCTTAGCACGTTTGCCACATCTCCACTGCTGAATTCTGTCCGTATTGCTTCCATTATTATTTTTTTACTCTCCTGGTCTAGTGCTACGTCTTTCTGTTGTACCTGATACCAATCTATTGCTGTCATTTGTTTTAATCGCATTACGTCCTCTGCAATCTTTTTATTTTGTGCTTCCGTCAGTCCTGTATTTGCTTTTATTAATGCATTTGTTAAGGTCATTTCTGCCGTCTTCAATCCGGCTTGTTTTATTATTTCTTCTTTTGTTGCTACATCTACGTCTGCTTGTGCTTCTATTGTTCTTCCTAAGTCGAATAGGCTCTCCCATTGGGCCGTTAATCCTACTACTTTGCTGTCTTTTGTTCTGCTTGCTACATCTACGTCTATTGCCCACATTTTTTCGGTCCAATTTAGTATACTTTTTTGTACTATCGCATTGTTTGTCTGGGCTCCTAGATTTTCAATTCTTGCTCTTACTTCGTCCGTGTCCGCTCCACTTGTTTTGACTGTGTCTGCTTCGTTCTTTTTTGCTTGGCTGTTTGCCAATCTTATATTGGCTTGAATCATTTCTCTTTCTAATCCCATTGCCATTTGTTGTTGTATCTCGTGTCCTCCTTGCGGTGCTTGTCCTCCTGCTACGCTACTTCCTGCCTGTCCTCCCTGTGTTGTTCCTCCTGCTCCACTTCCTCCGTACATTAACCCTACATTTAGCCCTGCCTTACGCATTTGTTTCGTCTGTGCTTCATAGTTTGTTTTTTCCCACATGTCCAACGCTAATTGTTGATTGTAGTCTCCTAAACGCTTCTGTGAGCTTTCTTGGATGTTTGTCAATTTCTTTTGTTGGTTTATTTGTCTTTTGTCGGCTATTGGCTGTAATGCTAATCCCAATGCCCCATTTATTGCACCGCCTGCGGTGCTCATTCCTAGTTCTTTCCAGTCTCCCATTTTTCGCGCTTTTTATTTAAAAAGCGGTACACTATATACTAGATATAATAGAATACATGCGTACCGCTTTCTAATTGGTTGATAATTAATTATTTAACTTCATTTGTTTTGTCGGTAGAATTCCCTAATTCCTTGCCTTGTATTGGCTCGGGTTCCCCGTCTTTATTTACTCTCATATCCGCCTTTTCTTCCCTTCTTGCCTTGTAGCTTTTACTTACTTTATCCATAGCATCTATTGCTACTTCAAATCTGTCTGTTCGTATGTTATACGCTGGCTTTACTCCTTCCTGTCTTGGCGTGAATATTATAGGAGCCCCATCTTTGATGGGCTCCTTGTTGTTTACTACTCTTTCTACTTTGTTTTCTATCATTTCACCTTCTGTTCCCTGATTGATTACTAGTAGGCTTCTAAACTTTACCTTTCTTTTTGTGCTCATTTTCTTTTATAGGTTAGGTATTACTTTCGCACTCATTTTTCTGCGTGCTGTCATATTTACTCCGATTTGTACCCAAAAATTTTGTGCATCCCTTCGCGTGTCTGCGAATATATGATTGAATTTTACTGGGTCTATGTACGTTGTTAAGTCCTCGATAATCGGTGTGCTTGCTCCGTGTGCTACCGTGTATCTTCTGTTTAATGTCATGTACATTTGTTCGCTTTGTATTGCAAAGTTTCCCCTTACTTGGTTTACGTTTGTCATGTAATTTATCCATGCGGGCTGTTTTCCTGCGCTTCTGTATGTGTTTACTCCTGCGTTTGATCTTGTTTCCCACCATGCCATTTGATCAGTTACTAGGTCTTGAAACCCTATTTCGTCTAATGCTGGTTTATGGAAATCGTTCATCGTCATTAGATTGACGTCCCATTGGTTCCCTTGTGAGTAGTCTACTAGTGGTGTTAGTGAACATATCCCTAGTATGTAACTCGGTTCGTCTACTTTTACTACTATGTGTCCTCCTTTTCTTAGATTTCCCATTTTTCCTCTACCTGCTAAAGTTCCTAAAGGGTCACCTTTACCATCTACTTGCTTTGTATCTGCTGTACTTACTACTTCTTGGAATACTACGTTTCTTATTAATCCTCCTAAGTATACTGGTGATTCAATACTTGTCTTTCTTTCGTGTGTGTATACTGCATCTAACCAATCATCGTAACTTCCCCCACTTATTGCTATTCTGTTTAGCATGTTGTACACTTTCTTACTTAGGTTTAGTTCGTCTATTGTGAAGCTTCCACCACTTGTATCTATCGCTGTTACTGCGCTTACTCCATCCACTCCGTCTATCCACTCTGTACTAATCCAATTATTAAACAGGTCGCTGTTGTATGTTTTTAATCCTAGTCCTTCCTGACTGAATTTTTTACTATATGCAGTTCCGTTTTTTTCTAGTGCTAATCCATACGGGCTAATTGTTGTATTTGTTATTTTGTATCCTGTTGTTTGGCTTGTCATATCGGTTAATAAGTTTAACCTCATCTGGTCAATATTATCCAAGCTAAATTTTTGAATTCTTGGTTCATCATCGTTTGTCGGTACTAGGCTTGATTGATAGTATACTTGTCCTACTGCTGTTATAGTTAGTGCATTATTTCCTCCTGAGCATATAATGTCACTACCTATTATTCTTACATAGTCCCACATGTCGACTAGGTACATTCCATATACTGTTGGGTCTGTCCCTACTGTGTGTTCAATTAGGAAGTCTCTTACGTCCATTCCATCCAGTCCATCCGTTGTTATTGTCATTGTAGATTCTATTGTAAATTCTACTGTTTGTACTGTTATTGGCGGACTGCTTAAATCAATGTTTAGTATCGGTGTTGAATTGGTTGTTGTTAGTTGGTAGTAATTATTCGGGCCCGTTAATGTTGCTACTCCTTTGTGTATTACCATTCCAACTTCTTCCTGTTTATTCGCATAGTAGTTTTTGTATATATCCCAATATCCCAAGTATGGTATTGCGTTAAATTCTCTTGTTACTGCTCCTACTCCACTTGGTGTTGTTCCTACTCCTCTTATTCCTAAGTATGCGAATATACTACTCGGATTTATTTGTTGGTTGTCTATATCTTGGTCTTTTACTATTTGTCCCGCTTCCATTTCGATTCTTGGTAGTTTTACGCTACTCATATCCCTTCCAATTCCTAGCATATTCATATGTAGTAATGGTTGGTATAATCTAATCGGTATCTGGAATACGTCTAGTTGTTGTTTGTAATTTCCGAACAGCGGGCCAATTGTCGGGTGTGTTAGTGTTTCTGCTGTTAAGTCAATATCAAATGTATCTCCAGGTAATGCTACCTGGCTCATGAATGGGACTAATGTCCCTGCGCTCATTGTCGACCTCCATACATATCCTAAGTCGTGACTACTTCTTTCGTAGTTGTGCATGTATGCTTTCATTTTGTTTCCGCTTCCTAAGCGGTTACCTCCAATTTTTACTTCCATTATTTTTTGTTTTTAAATTGTTTTACATTTTCTTTTTTTTCTTCTTCGTGCTCTTTTATCATCACGTTTACAATCTGCATTATTCTGAACCAGCTTGTATTTTCTGCTTCGTCTTTGCATTCTTGTAGGCTTTTTAGTTTTTCTGTTAGTCTATATTTTCCTAGTGTTAGGAACCAATAGTCCTCCATTTTTACCGCCATGAATGGCGTATCTTCTATCGGTATTTGTTTTACTAGTTCATCCGAATAGTTTTGTTTGTCTGCTTCGTTCACATTCTTTTCTAATGTTCCGTTGTCCTTTGTTTCCATTTATTTCGTATTTTGTTTTTGTATTTATTATTACATAGTTTTCTCTTACTTCCCCACTTGTAAGGATCTCCCCTGTTTCGCGGTCTACGTATTCTACTGTTGTTCTCCATATCATAGTGGTATTTTTAGGCTGTCTTTTTTCTGTTCATACTTTTTCATGATGCTATCCCGCTTCATTATTATTTGGTATTCTATCTCTTTGCTTATTGTCATTTTTTTGTGTACGCTAATTGTACACTTTATCACTAGGATAGTGATTATTATTATTGCAATTTTCGGGATTCGTTGCATATTTGCTTCAATACTACTCATTTTCTTTTACTTCTTCTACATACAGCCCCTTTCGCGCTGCTTTTTTTTATCTTTTTGCTCTCCATCGTGAATTTATGGCTTTGGGTCGCATTAAGGGGGTCCCATGTCTCATGGGGGTCACTTACACCCAAAGTCGAATAAATTCTATCTTCTCTTTGTCCTATCGGACTGTTTTCGTTTGGCCGTTGCTGGCTTCGGCCAAATCGCTGTCTTTCTTCTGCTCTCTTATTTTTTCTTCTCTTTTCCCTCTTTCTACTCTCCTTCTCGCTCTTTCGTATTCTTCTTTCTTCCATTCTTTCTCATTACTTCCGTATCCTAATCTCTTATTTTTTTTTCTTGCTTCTTCTAGTGCTTTATAGTACTCTTCGTATCCTTCACTCACTTTTATTTTTTTTCCTAGTACCCATCTTTCCTCCTTATCTAATTTTTCTATCCATAGTCTCTCTCTTTCTTCTTCGCTGTATAGTTTGTTTCTCATGTATATTGGCATTCCTAATTTTATGCCTTGCCTTGTTGTATAGTTTTCTCTTGTTTCTCCGTTCTTTTTGTATCTGCACAATTCCGCGTCTAGTCTAGTCATGTATTTATTTCCTATTCCTGCGCTCGTTAATATTTTCGGGTTATAATTTTCGTGCTTCTTGTCTACTTTATTGATGTATTTTACTATGTAATTTACTGTCCTTTCGTTTACATATTCTCCTAGATACACCCATCCGTATTTCCATCGTTCCTCTATCGCTTCGCGTTTTTCTGTCCATAGTATTCCGTGTATATGTATTCTTTCCGTTCCGTGTCCTCCTAGTTCTGTTACTAACCAATGTTTTATACTTGTTTTATATTTTTTTCTCCATCTTTCTAAGAATCTTCTTACTGCTTTTGTTGCTATTGCGTTTTCTAACTCGTATCCTTCTGCGTTGCTATTTTCTTTTAGTACTTCTTTTTCTAATTCTACTAGGCTTTCATCGCTGAATGTTAATGTTATGAATTCTGCTTTATTTCCTGCTCTTACTTCTTCTTGTAATCTTACTGCCCATCCTTGCGCTTTTTGCTTTCTGCACTCCATACATTTTTGGCATCCTACGGGTACCCATAGTACCCTATTATCTAAAACGGTGGGTACATTCCCACCGTTTTTTTTGTTTGCTACATATTTTCTGTTTTTTATCAGTTTCGGGTATAAGCACACCTTAGAATCCGATTTTTCGTTTAGGCATTCCAGTTCTTACTGTTCCTACTGCGTCTGCTACATCTCCAAGCGCTTTTGTCACTCCATTCATTATCCTTAGCACGTTTGCCACATCTCC